ATCAGTGTAGTATATAAGAGTAACAACAGAGGATATCAAACAATGTCTACTAGAAATGAATTTATGAATAACCTTTACAAAGCTATTGGTAGCGAAGTATCTGGTTCATATAACAGTATGCCTTTCTTAGGTAGTATTACATCTACTCGTATGAAATATGGGAATGACGTTGAAGTTGTTGTCGAAGATATGGTTACAGATGAAATGTATATCATTAATGGAAATACTCTCCTTGAGGGTGGGAATGGTTTATATACAAACCTTAACATTTATTTTTCGTAATGAGTAATGAACTGATTACATCCCTTACTATATTAGTAATGTTACTCTTTGCACTGTTTGTGTATTACCATGAGGTGGTACTATGAATGATGAGGACTTAACAGAAGTACAAGCGACTTATCGCAAACTCACCTCTGAGTTAGTTCTCAGTGGTGTTGACCCCTTACTTGTAGCTGGTGTATTAACCGCTAGTGGTATACGAATGTATAAGAATGCAATGGTAAGAGAAGAATTTCTGCAAATGTTAGAAATAGTATATGAAGAGGCAATAAAAGATGACTGATGGATTTGAATGGTATGGAATATGGATCACTGATCCTACTATGGATGAAACTGGACGGTTTGAGGTTGATCCGAAAGAATACTACGGAGTAGACGTATGAGCGGAATGCATTTGTTACCTGTCTATTATACGACTACGAACCATAAGGCCGGTCGAAAAAAACCGCGAAAAATCTCTCGGGCACAGGAAGATGCTCTGAGGAAACATAATAAGTTTCTAGAGAAAATGGGTATACCTCTAAACTATGTCGCTCCAGAGCCCGCCCCCCTAAATCTGAACGGGCCCGTGAATCAGTTACCTCAGAAAAAAATACAGGATATGGATTGGAGTCCTTGTCCAAAGAAAAATACTCCCACGCTAAGTGGAGACTACATAATAGGTCAAGCTTACAATAAGGGCAACTATCAAGTTCTCAGTAAACAAGATGCTGCTGATGAGAGTACAGGGAAACGTAGATGAGTAAAAATAATATGCATCTTTTTAATATGATGCTTCCAGTTGTTACAAGGAATTTGACTTGTTTTACTTTTGATGAATTAAACACGATTGCAGATTTTATAATCAATACTGGTGATGTACAGAAACGTAAGACCAATGTAAAGGCATCTATGTCGGATTGGTATCTGCATGAAGATAACCCTCTTGTGAAAAGATTGTGTGATGAAGCTATAAGTGTAGTCAAATCTATTCATCCCTATTCATTTAATCCACCAGAGTTTTATACACGCAAGTGTTGGGGTGCAATCTATGGTAAGGGTGATTATACTAAAAAACATAATCATACGCCCAATATATATAGCTGGTGTTTCTATCTTCGCATGCCAGAAGGTTCTGCACCATTAGTTTTTCCAGAAGCAGACTTAGTAATAGAACCAAAAGAATGTGACCTTATTGTATTCTCTGGTCTTGCACGACACTCTGTTCCACCATGTGAAGTTGACAATCGAATTGTTATTGCTGGAAACATAGGTGTAAAATGATGATTAAATAGCTCGATATTGAAAGATACTGGTACTTATATTTTATATAAGTGAGTTCACTCTCAGAGGAGCAATAGCCCAGAAGTAGCATATTTGATTAACTTGACTCCTTATAAATAACTTTGTAAGGAGTCTATTTATATGAAAAATCATTTTATGGGGTTGGACGGTTTCGTCTGGTTTGTTGGAGTTGTAGAGGACAGAAATGATCCATCTAAACTAGGTCGTGTTCGTGTACGATGTCTAGGATATCACACAGCAGATAAAACATTAATACCCACAGAAGACTTACCTTGGGCCCATGTGATGCACCCTGTTACCGATCCTTCTATGCAAGGTATGGGAAAGACTCCATCCTTTCTTATTGAAGGAAGTTGGGTAATGGGCTTCTTTATGGATGCTGATATGAAACAGCAACCTATGATCATGGGATCATTGCCAGGCGTACAAGATATTGCTGGAGATTCTACTAGAGGGTTTTATGACCCCAATTCCATCTATCCACAAAATCCAAATACTATATCTGGTCACGACTTAGATGAAAGTGATACAAATCGCCTTGCAAGAAATGATGTAGTAGATGGTACAGATCCAGATGACACGGCTGCAGGATTAGTTGTAGGCACAGCTAAAAAACAGCATACAATGCTTACAAGTAAAGATACTGGATATACCAAAGAAGTTTTAACAGCAAATAGTTCACATATCATTGGTGACACTACAGCAACCGTTGACGCATCTGCAACAGTTGATACAATCAATCCTACTACTACATCAACACAATGGAATGAACCTCTTACTACAGATGATAGCTCTAAAAAATATGTAGAAACTGGAAATCCTATTCCTCGTTATGCTGCACTATATCCAAAGAACCATGTATTTGAAACAGAGAGCGGACACATCAAAGAATATGATGATACACTTGACGCAGAAAGAATACATGAATATCATAAGTCTGGAACATTCTACGAAATTGATACTGACGGAAATAAAGTTACCAGAATTATAGGAAACAATTATCATATCATTGCTGGTACAGATTTTGTTAACATCAAGGGTGATGTTAATCTTACTATTGATTCAAATTGTAAAACTTATATCAAAGGTGATTGGGACATTCAAGTAGATGGTAATGTTAATGAAGTTATCAAAGGTACAATGACACAAGCCGTTACTGGAGCAGTATCGGAAACATATGAAGATACAAAGACAGAAAATGTTACTGGTGCGGTATCAGAAACATATCAAGCAAATCAAACAACAAAAATTACAGGTACACTAGACTTGGATGCTTCAACCGAAGTAGACATCGATGCTGGTACGATTAATCTGAACTAGGAGATATTATGGCTGCAGTTACAAGAGTAGGTTTGGATAGTCATGTTGGTCATGCAAGTCCTACACCAAATCCATTTCATCAAACAGCATATGCATCTGGATCTTCAAACGTAAACACCAATGGTGCTGCAACAGTTCGCATTGGTGACGCTACAAGTTGCGGTGATCCAGCAACAGGTGGAAGTGGAACTGTGTTTGTAAATAGTATTGGAGTTCACAGACAAGGTGATGGGACAGGAGGACATGGAAGTTTCGTTCCAAATGCATCAGCTTCTGGCTCTTCTAATGTTTTTGCTGGTGGTTAGTCTTATAAATAATAAAAAGATACAGGAGTTCGTAGAACATGGCGACATATGACGCACAGCTAAATAATGATTCAGAACGAAATGCTAGACAGTATACGGACTTGGATTTATTCTTTGGTAAAAGAACATCTGATAGAGATATAAGTAAAGTTACAGATTTTCAAGCTGTCAAGCGGTCAATACGAAACCTTGTACTACTTAATCAATATGAAAAACCTTTTCATCCAGAAATATCTTCTGGAATAAGGGGAATGTTATTTGAATTGATGACACCAATTAGTGCAGTTATGATTGCAAGAATGATTGAAGATGTAATCAACAACTTTGAACCAAGAGCAGTATTACAAGCAGTGACCGCACTTCCAGATTATGATCGTAATGCATATGAAATAAGAATACAATTTTATGTCGTGAATACACCCACAGAGCTGGTTGATATGTCAGTACTATTAGAGAGATTACGATAATGGCCGTTAACGATTCAAGACTCAGAGTTACAGAACTTGACTTTGATGATATTAAAACAAATTTAAAAACTTACCTTAAAGCACAGACACAGTTTAAAGATTATGACTTTGAAGGTTCTGGTATGAATATTCTCCTCGACACACTTTCATATAATACACACTATCTTGCTTACAATGCTAATATGGTTGCTAATGAAATGTTCTTAGATAGTTCATCACTAAGATCAAGTGTAGCATCTCATGCTAAATCTTTGGGATATCAAATTACTTCTGCAAGAGCTCCAGTTGCCACAATCAATATTAGTCTATCTACTACAGACCCAACGAAAACAATGCCTGCAGGCACAGCATTTAATTCCACTATTGATAATCAAACCTTTCAATTTGTAACAATTGCATCAATCTCAGGTTCAAATACTGGTTCATCTGTTGCTTTTAATGATGTAAAAATATATGAAGGTACATATACAACATCAAAATATATTGTCAATACATCTAATGTCAATCAAAGATTTATATTGACTGATCCTAGAGCAGACACCTCAACACTTACAGTTAAAGTTCAAACCTCAGTTTCAGACACTTCTACATTAACATATGCAATGGCAACTGATATAACACAATTAACTACAGATAGTAAAGTTTATTTCTTGCAAGAAGTTGAAGCTGGTAGATTTGAAGTATACTTTGGAGATGGTGTTATAAGTCAAGCATTATCAGATGGAAACATAGTTGATCTGCGGTATGTTATAACAAATAAAACACAAGGAAATGGTTCATTTGCATTTTCCTCACCTTCAGCTATTGATGGTGCAACGAATATTACACTAACTACAGTCGGTGCTGCAAGTGGTGGAGCTGAACCAGAAAGTATGTCTTCAATTAAATTAAAAGCGCCTCTTGACTATGCAGCTCAAGGCAGAGCAGTTTCTACAAAAGACTATGAAGTATATGTTAAAAAGTTATTTGCAAATACACAAGCAGTCTCTGTTTGGGGTGGAGAGGATGGAAGTTATGACACAAGTACTGGAGTAAGTTCAACCCCAGAATATGGTAAAGTATTTATTTCAATAAAGTCTACTACTGGACAATCATTAACTACTGTACAAAAAACAAATTTAGTTACTGCACTTTCACCTTATAAAGTTTCATCTATAACACCTGTTATTGTAGATGCAGAAACTACTTCTCTTATTTTAAATATTACTTTTCAATACGATTCTTCATCTACAACTTTAAATTCTACAGATTTAGTATCAAAAGTAATAACAACTCTTGAAAATTATAACAATAATAATTTACAATCATTTAATAACACATTTAGACATTCTGCATTGTTGGGGCTAATTGATAATAGTGATAATTCAATATTGAATAATACAACTGTAGTTACAATGGCACAATATTATACTCCGACACTAGGAACTTCTAATTCTAAAATTTTTAATTTTGCAAATCCTTTTTATTCTCCGCTCTCTGGTCATAATGCAGCTGGTGGTGGTATTGTTGCATCTACAGGATTTTATTTAGGTGATGGAACAACAGAATATTTTCTTGATGATGATGGTGTAGGTAATCTTAGAATTTATAGTTTATCAGGATTAACAAGAATCTACTTTAATTCTTTTGCTGGTACAGTAGATTATGGAAATGGAAAAATTACTCTTGGTTCTGTTAATATAACAGGAATTTCAAATGTAGATGGCACATTATCTACTAGAATCCGTGTTACGGTTATACCAAGTTCATATGATATTGTTCCTGTAAGAAATCAAATATTAGAAATAGATTTAGTTAATACTAATGTTTCTGGTTCTATTGATGCAGCTGCAACTACAGGATTGGGATATATAACAACTCAAACTGGTTCATCTTCTACTACTACCGTTTCAACAACATCCTCATCAGCATCCGCTTCAGCAGGAAGTTCTTCGTCATCTTCATCATCAGGAAGTTCTTCTTCTTCTACACCTAGTTCATCGGCTTATTGATAAATGTCAGAAAAAATAACAAAATTTACAAATAAAGTTTCTCCTCTTATTGAGGGGCAAGTACCTGATTTTGTACAATCAGATCATCCAATTTTTGTAGATTTTGTAAAAGACTATTTTAAATTTCTTGAAGCTGGTAGACTCACTCTTACAAATGTAATTAATTATGTTTCTGAAGAAACAAACACAATTAATTACATTTTAAATGAAGACGGTGGCAGAATTGTAACTGAAATTGGTGAAGGTACTACTGGTTTATTTGATGTTGGAGAAACTGTAACTGGTGAAATTACTAAAGCAACTGCAACAGTTCTTGTTGATGATTCTAGAAATTCATACTTATATGTTAGTGGTCAACAACTTTTCCAAACTGGCGAAACGATTACTGGTAGTACTTCTAATTCTACTGGCACAATTGTTGAGTATCGTGGAAATCCAATTCAAAGTATTCAACAGATGTTGGAATACGCAAACGTAGATAATACACTCTATGATTTCTTAGATCAAATGAGAGATCAATTTATGGTATCAATACCAGATAATTTGATATCTTGTATTGATAAACGTAGACTTATAAAAAACATTAAAGACCTCTATGCAGCTAAAGGTACATCCGAAGGTCACAAACTTTTCATGCGTATGTTGCTTGGTGAAAATGCTGAAGTATTTTATCCAACTGAATATATGTTACGCCCCTCTGCTGGTAAGTGGGAAAATAAAACAAT